CCGAATCGGGCAACTCTCCATAGGGGAGTGCACCCACAACCACACTTGATAATGATACATCAAGTTCGTAATCTGTGATCTCTAAAGTAGTTAACATCTCTTCAGCTACGTTTTTTAAACTCTCTGTACCCGTCCATGATTTTCCTGTAAAACTCTCCCTTGACATTACATCTAATGAATCCCTTGCAATTAGTATAGCATTTAATCCATCACGTTTCCAGTCATACAAAAAGAATTGACCGACTGAAATATACTCATATACTCCTGGGACTACTGCTACTGCAATTTCAGCTTTTATTTTTTGACGTTTTTGTAAGAATGCGTAAATTCCTGTAGGGTTTAATAGATTAAAATCTTTTGCTAAATCCTCAATATTTATAGTAATTTCATTAGATGGCGTGCTAGTACTTGTCGGATCAATTTCTTCGATTATTGACAGGCTTGTTAATTTTTCATCGCCATAAACGTAAACAATACCTTTATCAATTTCTGTAATTCTTGCACGCCTGTTTTCACTTTTCCATTTTGTTATTGTTATGATAGCTTTTCTGTATTCGGTCAATTGCTCTGTCCATATATATTTTGATAATGTATTACCAACAACCGTATCGGTATATATCAGAGATAAACCACTATCATAAAGCTGTATAACAAAATCTACCGCATATTCATCTGATAAAACATCAAAAGTAATTTCTAATCCAATGCTGGTTTTATCACTATTCCACAACCTTTCTATTACTTGTGGAATAGCAAAAGTTCCACCAGCACCAGAAAAATCACTTGACCACCAGCCAACCTGCAACGTACTTAGTTCTGAGGGTTTTGGTGGTAAGACAAATGATCCATCAAGTAACCACAAATCAGGTTCGAACGTTGCGTATGCTGGCATTTCTCTGATTCCGTCAAACATTTGTTCTTTGTCCGAAAACACTTCTTCCGAAGTTACTGATACTGTGGATCCTGTATCATCTGTAATATCCACAATCTCAAACGATACACGGCCTTTTGTTTCTCTTACAGTGTCAAAAACTGCAACATCATATAACGCTGTAGTACTCTGCATTTTATCCCCTACCTTTCACGCCATGTTGCAGTAACGTCTTTCCAACCTTCAACAACGCCATTTTTATATACCATTGCTTTTCTTTCTATTGGGTTTTTTTGATAACAGGTTATGACTTGATCCCCTGCATCATCTGGATAAGTAACTTCAAATGAATTAGTTAGTTTGTCCCTGATATCTTTTAGATCTGCACTTGATAAGTACGACCACTTAAAAACTAATTCTTGTTTTGTTGCTAATACTTCTGTAAACGTTCCACCATTTGCATTTACAAGATCCCTTGATAAAATAACTGGTTTTATTTCAAAATCACTTGATGATTTTATCTGTACACCGTCAATTTTTATCATGCGATAATAGCCCCCAATCTGTTATTCTCTTTGCTTAGTTGAGGAATTAATGCCCTTGCCATTTTGATACCGTCGATCTGTATTACTACCTCTTTACTATCTGCCGTGCTGTTTAAATTTGAAATTGCTAATAATGCATTACCGACACCACTTGCTATTGCATCCACAAAATTTGTTTCTGTTGTGCTGCCTGATCCGAAACCACTTGCACTAATTTGAGGTGATTCTATGCCTATTCCTGACATAGAGTTTTTAACTTTACCTGCTAAGTTCATAAGATCACCAAGTAAATTTCTTGATTCTGCATCAATACCATTTTCCATACCTTCGAGCAAACCACTACCGATATAATGGAATACTTTTGATGGGGAATTAATTTTGAACGCGCCCATAACTGTACTGGTTACGGATTTTGCAATATTTTTTGCTTTTGCGTATAAGTCTTTTGCTTTTGCTGAAATACCGTTTATCATACCTTGAATAACTGCTACCCCTGCATCATAAAGATTAATGTTTTTAATAAACTGTACCATATTGTTCCATATGTTTGTTAGTAATACTTTTGCTTCTTCCCATGCTCCCGACCAATCGCCTTTAAACAAAGCCAATGCAATTTTTATTCCTGACATAATTAAATCCATTGCATTACTTATTGCAAATTTTATTAAAGACCATGCTAGTTCTGTTGCTACTTTAATACCCTCCCAAGTATTTTTTACTGTTTTTAAATACTGTTTAAACTTTTCTATAAACTCCTTCTTTATCCAATCTAAAACAGGTTGTATATAATTCATTATTTCTTCGCCGTTTTCATCCCAAAACTTTGCAATTTCTGCTAACTGCTCACCCACAAATTTGGTCACTTCGCCTATGGCTTCTGATATAGTTTTCTCTATGTCATCCCAAAGTGGATCGATATATTTCCAAAGTTTTTTACCCCATACAATTATAGTGTCCCAATTTTTATAAAGCAATACGCCTACTGCAATTATTGCTGCAATTGCTGCAATAGCCCAACCAATCGGGCCTGATAAAACTGCTATAACCCCTCCTGCTGCACTAACTGCTGTGGTAACTGCCGTAAAACTTGCCCACATAGTCATAAGTGAGCTAATCAAAGTACCCCCGATTACTAATAACGGGCCGATTGCCGCTGCTATACCTGCAATCATAATAATTGTAGTTTGGTTTTCTACTGATAAGGTTTTAAACCACTGTACCATTTCATTTAACTTAGCTATCATCGGTGTAAATATTGGTAATAAAATTCCCCCGAATGATGCGCCTAATTCTTTCACTGATTCTTGAAAAATACGCATCTGATTTGCAGCACCATCAGAGGTACGTGCAAAGTCTCCCTGTGCATTACCTGTGTTAGCTAATACAAATCCATAACGCAAATTAACTAATTCCGCTTGTGTCATATCTTTTATATTTTTAGTAATGCCTTGTGACATTGCAAAAGCTGATAAATTTGTTTGCGTCATTACTATGCCCAAACCTTTTAAGCTCTCAGTTTCCCCAGTAAAAACGCCTTTTAATGCTGTCTGTGCTTGATCCACACCTATATTTTTAAAGGATGCTAAATCACCTGCCAAACCTGTTAGCGAAGTAGACATTTTTGCAGCTTCGCCTGTGCTAATTCCCATTGACGTACCCATATCACCAAACAAGGACGCTGCATCAAGCGCGGAACTTTCTGCCATACCAAAATTAGTTAAGGAATTCTTTGCCCATGTTTTTACTTCCCCTGCATTATCTTTAAATGCAACATCTGTTTTATTCATATTTTCGGATAAATCCGATGCTAGTTTAAAACTTGCTACACCTGCTGCAAGGATGGGTAATGTAACAAATTTGGACATACTTTTTCCTGTTTTTTTCATACTTTTTGCAACGTTCATCATCATATTTTCAGAACTATTTAAAACGTTTTGAAACTGCGTATTATTAGCTGTAATTGCAGCAAAAAGTTCGCCGACTTGTAAGGCCATCAATAAACCTCCCTTACCATATTCTATTAACTAACTTTTCTGATTCTTCAGGATCTTCTATTAGATTTTCCGACTTTTTATTAGTACAAATATTGTACCATAATGAATTAAAAGAAAGCCCTCTTAGTAATACCGAGAACTTTCTCCAACTCATTTTTTGTAATTCAACAATTAAATCGATCCTGTACTCTCTTAAAAAATCAGCTTCAATTGCACCCCAATAAAGTAATAAAATTTCTATGCCTTCATCTTTTTTTTTGATTCTGTCGGTGCATCACCAGAAGACATTGACCACTTCATAATTTCCGCTAACTGATTCATGGTCATACCTTTTTCGCACCACTCTTTAACATTACTTTCACCAAGCATCTGAATTGCCATACTGATTTGTTTGGCTTCCGTTAACGTTTCATTTCCTGCTTGCATTTGACTGTGCAATTCTAACATAACTGTTGCAGGTATTTCTGTGGGCAAAAAATAATCCTTTTCGTATAACCTAATTTTTGTTTCTTTATCCTTGTTCATTGTTTCAAAAAATTCATCAAAATCTTTATACTTTTTCATTAGTAACCATCCTTTATTATTATTATGATACTGTAATCGCAATTGTTTCCGCTGTTCCTGCTGACGGTGTAATTGTTAGTGTTGCTGCACCTACTGCAAGACCAACCACACGACCTTCAGCCGTTACTGCTGCATTAGTTCCACCAGCCGTAATTGCATAAGTTAGTGTTTTGTTTGTTGCTGCTGTTGGTGCAAAAGTGATTAATGATCCCATAAGTGCCGATACATCACCCACATTTAGGGCTAGTGTATCAGGTGTTGCAGTGATTGCTGTTACCGGTACATCAGCAAATGCAGCTTCGCCCGATACCGTAATTTCAAAGTTCCAGTTTGTCGGATCATCATTGCCTCCACCCACACCATCAACATTTACAGATCCATCAAAGTTTCTAACAGTACCTGCTGGACTTGTTAAACGGAAAACACCAAGACTATCTTGACCAATTGCATCAGATAGATTTTCGATAATTACTTGACCAGGATCCCTTGTTTTATCCGATTGATCTTCAAGATAAAAACCTTCTAGTCCAAGCGATCTACCCCTTGATGCGACTTGGTGCGTCATCCAACCGTTGTCATCAAAACTTGTGGTATCTGCATCATTTTTTTCACCATCAAAAGTTAATGACTTCAAACCTAAAACCGTTACCCATGTAAGCGCATCGTTTTGCACTTCTACTAACCATCCTCTTGCCAATACTTTAACTTTCGCCATAATAAAAAACCTCCATTTTTTTAGTCTCTATATTCCACAATAAATTCATTAATAAATTCAAACTCTTTGTTTCCTGATACGCCGATATAAACAGGTTCAGAATTCTGTGATAGGCTGCTCACTATGTATTTACCACCAACAACAAAATAACCCCTTTCAAAATTATGCATCAGCCGATAGATAGATCGTGATACATCATATGATGCAATCGGATCTAAAGTTCCTCGATATAGGACTTGAATTCCCGGACTATACGAAAAATTCTTACTATCTGATGCTAGACCGGGCAATGAATATATACCTATCTTTTCAGATCCTTCTGGTATAGTATTTAAAAAAATATTACCCGTTGTTGCTGCTGGCGTATATGATCCCACACCACTATCGTTAAAAAAAGTAGCAATCTCTTCTAACAAATTGATACAATCACCTTCTCAAACTGGCTTCAATTCTGGATTTAAAAAACTCCAAAAGTGTAGGCCTTAATCTGGTTAAAGTTTTTGATAAATATTTGCCTTTTCTGCCGTTCTGGAAACTATATTCAGGATGCTCATGCATTCTTACTGCGTATGGTACATCATAAAAAACATGCCCTATTACTTTTGTGTTTGTGACTTGTTTTGATATATCACCGCTCCTGATTAAATGACCTTCATCCAACGGTGCAACTTTATTTGTTTCCTGCAATAAGTGTTCGAGTGCTTCGGATAATGCCATTGATTGTGCTGCATTTATCGATGCAAGAACACCTCTACCATACCATCTTGTGTTTATCCTAAATCCTGTATTAGCCATTTAATCCACATACCCCTCATAGTGCGACACACCAAAGCCACGTTCTTTTGTTTTTGTACGTAGCTTATATGTTTCACCATCAACCGTGATTTTTGACTCCACAACTAATGTTGCAGTAGCTTTTGTTGCAGGTAAAAATACACGACCTTTTACAATTATCTCTTTACCTTTACTGCTTACAGCTAATTTCTGTTGCATGGTTTTAAATAGTTCTAACCTACAATGTTTAACAGTATACTCAGGATCAAAAGTTTCCCCATGTGGTGTTCTACCTGTATAGTTCTCAATTTGAAAGATCTGAGTCATAAAGGCCGATGGACTTATCATTGAGTCGTACACCCCCTCTATACAACAAACCCTGATCCGCTAGATACATTTTTGCTCGAGGTGCAACTGACTGATCGCTACTGCTCCCAGAATCCCCTCCTTTATATCCCACACTAAAGTTACCTATCTTAAAATTCCCTATACCCCTAATCATCGAGGCATTTTCCCCTGCAATATCCCAATACTCAATTTGTGCACAAGTAGCTAATTTTGCAGCTTCTAAATGATCTGCATTTGTACTAACAATATTGTTTAGGGTTATTTGCTTTATCATTTCGCTTGCTCTCTTTATTAGTCGTGTAATATCCTCTGGTAGTTCGGGTTCTGTAATTCCTAAATATTCGGCCACATCTGCTTCAGTAGCATATTCTGTATAAATAGCCATACTATACCTCCTTATACTTCTTCAGTAGTAAGGCTATCTAAAGCATTAGTGTACACTTCGCGTTTTTGATTTGACTTTACATCAAGATCAAATTCTTTACAAAGTTCATAGAGTTCTTTGTTTGTTTTACCTTCGTACATATCCTCTACTTCTGGATCTAAACCAAGATCTTCTTCTTCAGTTTCATCTTCCACAATTTCTTCAGGGTCTTCAAATGGTACTTCACAAACTCCGTTCGTACATTCCATAACCTGTTCTGCAATTCCGATCTTTATCCAACGTTTAGCAACATCATCTGCTATTTCGTATTCTTCACCAATTCTTTTTACCCCTTGATAGTTTGTTGCTTTTTTTATTACAATTTTCATTTTTTTCTTCCTCTCTTTTAAAAAAATACACAGGCTATTACACCTGTGTACATTCTTTTATTTTTTTGTTACCGAAATTAAACTAACAGATAAGCGTCAATTGCTGTCCCGTTTGATGCACTATTTAGATCAATTGTATTTAGTGATAAAACCGTTGCACTAGCTGTAATTGTAGCTGCTGTAGCTTCAAGAGCATTATTTAAATATGCTGCAACAACTGGTAAGTGTGCGCGTTTATACGGTAGACCGTATTTATCACCAAATCCTATTGCAGTAGTAGCACCAGTACCATCATGTGCAGGGATAGATATTGAGGTAACTGTCTTAAAAGCTTTTGTACCTTGTACAATACCTGCTGTATTAACTGTAAAAACAGGTAGTACTTCAGTTAATACTTCATCATTAATATCGGTACCCGTAACCGTAACTGCAATTGCCTTAATATCCGCTGCGGTACCACCAGCCGTTGCTGTTACTGTGCGTGGTACGAGTGGATTTGTAATTGCTGTTGTAATAACTTGTGTTGTACTATCATCAGTCACAGCGGCATGGATCCCTGTTGCTACTGGTGCAAGCGCGTTTACTGCTGTTATTGCAAAGTGTGCAACAAAAGCACGATCAATTAAATCACCTGATACATCACTTTGCATACCTTGCCCGAGTCCCGGATTGTACGGATAAAAACCAGCCATAATAAAAACCTCCATTTTTTTAAATAAAAGCACTGTGGTACAAAAAACATACCACAATACTTTTTTAGGTAAATACTAAACAGGTAACATTTTTAGGTAAATACTAAACAGGTAACAATGCAGCAATAGGGTAACGCGCTGCTTCATTTGTTTCTAAACGATTAATCGGATTAGGTACCTGCCAAGCTAAACGCATTACTGCACGTAGCGCAACCATATCCTGTTGTGCAAGGTTATAGACAATTGCACCTGCACCATCTTGGATAACCGCTTGATCAAGAATTTTGTAAGTGATATCTTGACGCATCGAGTAAACGATTTGTTTAAAATCACCTGAAAATTGTAGAACTTGTGTTGCATCCATTGCACCGTTTCGAGGGAATACAATCGGTGCGCCATCAAGATCATACTGTGTGCTATCCTGCATTCCACGTTTAAATAGTGGTTGACCATCCGCATCGCGCAAACCACGATATTTACCGCGCATTGTCATTGCTGCAACGTGACCTGTTGCCATATAACCTTGACCTTCAATTGTGCTTATAACTCCAGATTCGCCCAACAAATCATCATACAGATCTGCACCAGTACCAAGCGTAACAATATTACCAACTGCTGTTGCCTGTGCAAGTAGGTCTGTAGGCCACGATGCAGGTGCATTGGTACCAAAATAAACTGCCGCATCAAAAGCAACGCCCATAGCTTCCATGATTCTAGGCTTAATTTCTCCCCAGATATCATAATCTTGGTCATCCAAGACAGCCTCAGGAATTGGGATAATACAAGCCAATTCTTCAGCGTTCAGGTATTTATTTGCCCAAGTCTGATCCGATGTTTGCTTGAGACCTGTATCACCATCGACAAAATATGCTGTAGGTAGTGTACTAAGTACTGGCATTCTTCGCTGCGCTCTTGACATGTTTTGTCCCCGTGTTGCTAGTTGCATAATTGAACTAAATTGTGGTAAGCCTTGAACAATTTCCCGGGAAACATCTTCAGGAATCAAAGCCCCTGCATCTGTGCGTGTTACGACATCATTATAAGTAGCCATGCTGTGTGATCCTCCTATAGTTTATAAATTAAAAGTGACCTGCTGCTCTCCGAATCATGGAATTCATACTAGCTTTTGTGCCACCACCTGTGCCCGATCCATCAGTTCCGCCTCTATTATTCTGGTTAGCTTGACCATTAAATAAATAGGGTTTATCTTTTTGTAATCGAGCTATCTCTGCATCAACCCCAATTACTTCACCTTTACTGTTAATTTTAACATTGCTAAAATCAACGAATAAAAGTAAATCTTTTGTATTGATTGCATCTTTTGCAAGTGTCGCAAATTCAGCCTGTATTTTCGCTTTTTCTAATTCCACACTTGATGCATTATTTTTATCAATCATTGCTTGTAATTGGGCTTGAAGTTCTTGGTTCCCACCAGCGGACTTCTTCATAGACTCCAATTCAGAATTTAAACCATCTACCTGAGTTTTAAATGTATCGCGCTGCGATGCAATCTCACCAAGTCTGCTTGATGGTACAAATTCAGCTTTTTCTTTATGATTTAATAAAACATCATAACCAAGTTCATTTAATTTTGTTTGAATACTAGAAAAAGAATCTTTGTTTACAGGTGAATCTTTTAAGGCATCTGCATGTTGCTCCATGATATCTTCGATTTTTGCCATTGTTAAAACACAACCTTTCACGCTTTTTACGGTGTGCGACACCTATTAGCAAAGCTTTTAAAGTCTTCATGTTTGGACTTTTTTTAACTTGTGAGCCAAGAAGGTCCGTTAACCCCAGCCACACCTGACCGATTATTAATTGACTCACGATCATATTTTCTACGAATCTTTTGATCAACAAACTTGTTTTCATAATCTTTAATCAGATCTCTCTGTTTCTTTTGAATTAATCTTATATTATCTTTTGCTTTTTGCGAATCCCCATCTGTAATAGACAGTGCTTCACGCCTTTTCCACTTCCTAATTTGACGTTCATTATATCTCTGCCGTTGCTGGTACTGGTACATTTCATCACTTTCTGCATCAGATTTACTTCTCTGATCTGCATCAAGAACTGTTAATCCTGGAATGTATCCGGTCAAAGTGTGCTTACAATTCGGATGAAATAAACCCCCTGCCTTTGCTTCATCCAACGTAGGATAACTCTGAGTTTGTCCAGACAAACTTAATACTTTACCCTCCCAAGGCCTACAGCGTGGGCATTCGCCATCATGATCCGATATTACTATCAAGTCTCTGTTATTTTCTAACTGCCGATCCACTTGACCTTGTAATGCTGCATTGGCTGTTGCAGATCGTGTTGCCATTTCTGCATAAGATCCTAACTCCCAAGACCTTCCCGACTTATCCACAAATGAGCGTATACCCCTATCAGCTAATACATTAAGCATTCGTCGTGTTGCTTGCTTTCGTGTTTCGACACCAGCAATTGATCCTGCAACTGAGTCTGCTTGCGCTGCGCTAAATACGTCTTCGATATCTCTTAGAATTCTAAAACTTGCACGGGCTAAAGTAGTTTCAAATTCCAAAATTAACGCTTGAATCTTTGCCGGAACTTGTGTCGTAGTTAACAACGAATTAGGTAAATCAAAATCACGTTCTGCGGATCTTACACCAGCTTTATAAGCTGATACCACACTTTCGTTCATTGTCTTACTTACTAGTTTTGCACTTTGCTGTGCTATTATTTCAATCTCTTTTTTTAGTGCTTGTACTTCCCTGAGTTTTAATTCAGGTGTACCAATCTCTATTATCCCTCTTTTAACTCTTTTCTTTACTCTTTCAAGCATTACAATTTCTGCTTTTGAATAAATTGCATAAGCTTGATTAACTAATTTAGTATTTAGATCTACGTTTATCGCCATAAGCTACACCATATCAGGATCTACTACTGGCAACGTCCCTGATTCTTCTTGTATTTCTGATTTTTCTTGTGCAACCTGATCATCAGACCATTCAGGATGCAACATTCTGATTCTTGTTGAAATACTAGCAGACTGTGCTTCAGCAAGCATTTTTACTGTGCCTGAAAGTTCTGCTGAATCATTCATAACACTATCCGAAAAACTAACATTGATAGTCACATTTTCATCAATTCTTATTTTCGGTGATAATTGCGCATTATAGAGTAAGATCATTTTTCTTACTAAATCAATCAAACCACTCTGCCAATAGATCTGTTTTTTAGCTTTTGTTGCAAAGCTTTTTCTCTCTCTGATATTTAATGCCGTTCCTGATTCTGCACGGCCTGATATATTTAGTCCAAAACTCTGTGGGCTATATCCTGCTGAGGTAACTATGCGATCCACAAGGTTAATTGCTGTGCGTTCAAAATCTTCGGAGCGTATAGCAAATTGTATAGGTGTTATTTTATCCCCTTCTATTGTGGGATCCATATCTAACTTTTGATATAGCATCTGATCAAGGTTATACCTGCTTACTCCATCAGATCCCTTTTGCAAATACTGATCGGGTATATGAATTTTAGCTTGTGAAAGTGCAATATCTTTCATCCATGAACTAAACACTTCATCAAGTCGATCCATTAAACCTTCTACCCCAGAAAAATCAGATCTACCCATGCAGGATGACCTGACTAATCTATTAGGTAAAACATTAGGAACGTAAATTGCTAACAGTTCGTCCACACCTGTTGTTATTGTGTCCTGCAAACCATATGTAAATTCTGGCATTTGTGCAAGATCAATCTGTATTCCTAACCTGTCTTCAGATCCGCTATACAAGGTATAATTAATTGCACCTGCCACATATTCTTCAAGCAATCGGTAAACTTTATTTCCATTATCGCTTTTTCCGATCTCTCTCCAAAAAATAACCGATTGCAATATACCGAATTTAAAAACAGGAATTGCATTATCAATCTGCATAATAACAGGTATAGGGTACTCACTTAATTCACGATCCCAAGCAAGTTTTATAAATGCACCGCCCATTGCAGCACATGTTTCGGATGCTTCTAGAATTTTTCTATAAAAACCACTATCCGTAAGCATGTTAGCCATTTCTTCCTGTGCATTTTTATACCCTTGCGTTGCACTCTCTCCATAGGCTTCAGAAATTTTAATTATTGGTGGTTCGCTGAATAACAAATTAGCTGAGACTTCTGCAATATCCCCAGCTATCGGAACATGTACCATTATTTCAGCTTTATTAGCTATCTGCCTTCCCCAAAATGAGTCACGGTAATCCAGATTGTATTGTAGTCCTGTATAAATGCTTGCTAAAGTGCTATGATAAAAATTTGCCAAAACTTCTGTACTCCCAGAGTACCATGCCGAATGCTCCATCATTTTAAAAGTTAAAAGATTTTTAATAGGCCAAGCCATATTTTCTTCTATCACAAAACAAAACCCCCTTATTTACACTAACCCTTTTGGTTCTTCATAGAAAAAGAATTTAATGAGAGTATTCAACGCTGTTGCGGATCCATCTAAGTTTTCAATCCTCAAAAAATATTCTTCAGATCCATCCTTTGTTACTAATTCTTGGTTGGAATTGCCAACAAAATTTGCTGCTTGTACTGAGGTTCTAACACCGACTCCAGAAGTGTCACCTTGCACAATTACGCGATCCCAGATTATGCCTCCAGTATACCCTACT